GGCGTTTACCGTCACCCGTCCTCCCGGCCGAAATTTAACCCATGAACAGGCTGTACGAGCCAAGCATGCGTTCCTGGACGACTTCGTCCGGTGGGCAAATATCAGTAGCGCGTGCGTTACTGCCGGTATCGCTCGCCAGACGTACTACATCTGGATGGAGAACGATTCCAAGTTCGCCGCAGCGGTCCAGCTCGCCAATGAAGCGGCGACCGAACGCTTAGAACGCGAAGCTTGGCGACGTGCTACCGAAGGTTCACCCTACAAACGTACATCCTACTGGCACGGTGAGCCGGTCGGAACTGATGAAAAGATCGAATACTCCGACCAGCTCATGATGCTTCTGCTCAGAGCTCGGAAGCCCGACACGTACCGTGAGAAAGTCGACGTCACCGTGAACCAGGTCGTCAAGGCCATCGCCGGCATTGACCCTAGCTCTGTTCTGTAGCAGCACCTGTTGTGGGTGGCGACGTTTGCTCACCCAAACGTAGTACGTAGAACATCTGTCCACTATCTGAGATGGAGACGGGGGTGCCACGGCCACGTGCCCCGCTTCGGCTCGCCCGTCCGAATTCCTAAAACCCCACAATCCGGAAATCCGCACCCGGGCAAACTCGAATCTGGGTAGAGTGCTGAACTGTAGGCCGGAGTGCGCACTACGCTGAGCGAGGTGGGTCTGGAGGTGGGGCGTCGCGCGCGCTGCGGTAGACGGTGGGGGTTGGGAGTGGGGCGGAGTTTCCGTGACGGCGACTGTGCTTCTGTAAGCAGCGTGGGCAAGGGCCTCGGGACCAGGTGTCGCAACGAAAGCAGAGGCGAAGACCGTTGCCGTTCACGGAGCGAGTCCGAATCCTAAGCCAGGATCCTAATCTGTCAAGAGACTACCACCCATCATGGTGCTATGCTGCGGACTGTCGGGGATATGTCGGGATCTGTGCCGGCACACTGCAACGAGCTTTTGCTGTATCTGAAGCAGGTGGGGACGGATCTGGCGAGCAGTGAACAGATTACTGAACGAGTGTGGGGACTGCACCTGCTCGAGGACTGGAAGACGTTACTCCTCTGGAGTCAGACGGTAGCGGAGCATCTGGACGAGGTCGCCTCAGAAACTGACCCCGTCCAGGCTGAAGCCCCGCTGGCTTCGGGATCAGTCTAGGATGCCGAAGCAGGCGGCACTCAGACCGGCCACGGTGCAGGTGGGGCCTGCGGGTGAGAAGCCAGTTGCCGATGAACGGCCGTATCAGCCCTTCGGTGCAGCGATCTCCTTATTTAAGAACAGATCACGGGAAGTGCTGCTGAGTGGGCCGGCTGGGACGGGGAAGTCCCGGGCGTGTCTGGAGAAACTGAACCTGATCGCGATGCAGGTGCCCATCCGGGCAGCGATCGTGCGGAAGACCCGCAAGAGCCTGACCCAATCAGCGATGACCACGTTCGAGCAGAAGGTGCTGCCGGTGCCCAATCAGGTCAGGTTTCACGAGGGCGACCAGGAGTACCGCTACCCCTCTGGAGCCAGAGTGATGGTGGCTGGGCTGGACGATCCGGAGAAGATCGGCTCCACGGAGTTCGACCTGGTGTACGTGCAGGAAGCCACCGAGCTGGACGAGGATGACTGGGGCATGCTGCTGCGTGGGTTACGGAACGGGGTGCTCAGCTATCAGCAGATCATTGCGGACTGCAATCCGAGCGCGCCGACGCACTGGCTCAAGCAGCGCTGCAATCGGGGTGACTGCACGTTGCTCGAGAGCAAGCACGCGGACAACCCGACGCTGATCGATCCGACGACCGGGCAGTACACCGCGGCTGGGGCCGAGTACCTGAAGGGGCTCGATTCATTGAGCGGGTACCTGTATCAGCGGCTCAGGCTCGGCTTGTGGGTGGCCGCCGAGGGCATGTACTTCACCGAGTTCGATCCGGCGGTGCATGTCACCGAGCCGTTTTTGATTCCCGAGGAATGGCCGAAGTGGCTGGCCGTGGACTACGGCTTTGCCGTGCCGTTCTGCTGTCTGTGGTTCGCCCGCGAGCCGGAGACCCGGCGGATTTTTGTTTACCGCGAGCTGTACGGGGCCGGGCTCAGGGACGAGCAGCAGGCTGAGAAGATCCTCGATGCCTCGGGCGACGAGCGTCTGCTGCTCAAGGTGCTGGATCCGAGCATGTTCAATCTGCGGACGGAGCAGCAGCGGCCCAGCATCGCCGCGGTCTACGCCGCCAATGGCGTGTGGCCGGTCGTGCCGGGGATGAACTCGCGGAAACAGGGCTGGGCCATCGTCCGAAGAGCGCTGGCTCGCGACGGCGCCACCGAGGACGAGCCGAAACCGAGACTGCAGCTCTTTGAGGGCAAGTGTCCCAATCTGCTGCGCACGCTGCCCACCATGGTGGTCGATCCGCTCGATCCGGAGGACCTCGCCGACAAGGTCGGCAGCCAGAAGACCGAAGACCACGCTGTCGACGCGCTCAGGTACGGCCTGTGCGCCGAGGCGCAGCCCGTCCGGCCGACCCAGGTGGTGAACTTGAGGTTCGGCTAAGTGAGAGTCTGATGCAGACATGATCTGGGCCAAATCCGCCAACGAGCTCAGCGACCAGGACGTGCGCCACGTGCTGTGGCAACTGCTCGAGCGGCAGCGCACGCTGGAAGTCCACCTGGCCGAGGTCGTGGCGCTGCTGCTGTTCTCGGTGGGCACCGACGGACCGGAGATGGACGAGGACCAGTACCAGTCCTTCGTCGACCAGTTGACCGGTTTTCTTAGCGAGACGAACGAGCACTTGCGCCGTACGCAGCAGATCGAAGCCCAGTATGAGTCTGATGTCAGACGCGCGGAGCAGAACTGAGAAGCATGCAGGACGGAACGACCCACGCCGTGCTCGAGGACTTGCTGGTGCGCTTCGAACGGCTCGAGATGGTCTGCGGCCTGCTCTCCGGGCTCGCCGCAAAACACACCATGCCCGCCAACATCGCCGAGGTCTTGCAGCAGTTCTCCCAGTCCGTCACCGCCGAACGCCGCCAGCGCGAGCACGGAGACACCCCCTAGATGGCCACGGTCTCGGCGGACGGCTACTCCACACCGGACGATGCCGAGGCGATGGAACAGGCGACGACGGAACTGGCCGAGCAGCTGCAGCGCGACTTCCGCGATCGCGACCGGCTGTACGCCGACATCGACGCGACTCTGTTCCAGGACTTCAGCGTCGAGATTCCGGAGGCGTACCGGAAAACAGCCGTGGAGGTCAGAGCGCCGCTCGCCTTGCACATCGCCCAGAACATCGCCGCGGCGCTCAGCGTGAATGCGCCGGCGGTGACTTTCCGACCCATCGGTTTCGGCGACATGTACCAGGAAAACTCCACTCGACGTGAGCGGTTTTTCGAGGCGTCCTGGAATCGCCAGGAGCAGGAAGCCCGAAGACAGTTGTTCCGGGTGTTCATGTGGAGTCTCGCCGTCAAGGGCGAAGCCATCCTCAAGACGTGCGAGCGCTCGGCCACGGCCTGGAACGACTACGCCTCGAAGTCGGACGCGTACGCCGCGGAGCTCAGCCAGAGCGAGCTGGACCAGCACGCTCAGGATCTGGCCTACGACCAGCACACCGAGAACCTGAAGCTCGGCTTGCCGTACCCGATCGCCACCACCGACGTGCCGCCCGAGACGTTCTATTACACCCAGAACGAGAACGGCCTGACCAGCGTCGTCGAGATCAAAGAGGTGCCCTACCTCGACGCGCTCGAGCGCTTTGGCGCCGGGCTCGACTCCAGAGGCAACGTCGTCGCGCCGGATACCTGGTCGGGGCTCGACCCGCGCGCGGTGGGACTCCCGAGAGCCGAGTGGACGCGCGTCATGAAGAGCGCCGGCAGCCAGACGCTGCGCTGCATCGAAGCCTGGGACGAGCACGTCCAGGTGGTCTGCCTGCAGGGTCCCAACCAGCGCGCGAGCGGTACGTCGAAAGCCACCCTGTGCAAAGTCGTCCAGCATTCCTATGGCGACCCGTATCTGCATACTTTGCGCGGGCCGTACTTCCACGCGCTCGGCATCACCACGGCCTCGAGATTGCCGGAGCACGCCGGGCTGTCGGTGCTGTACGGCTACCTGCAACTGTTCCGCTTGCTGGACAGTCTGCTCACGGTACAGGGCAACGCGGCCTTCCTGACCGGCTTTCCGACGTGGAAACAGACCCAGCCGCCGGGCGTGATCCCCGGCCTCGGCAGTCCACCCTATGGCGCCGACGGGCGAGAGAGCGCCAGCCAGCAGCGCATCGAGCCGGGCAAGCTGTACCCGTTCGACATCGCGCCCGTCGATCAGCCGCAGTCGGGCGCCGACGCGGGCAAGCTCATCACCAACATCCAGCAATTGATCGAACGCGCTATGCCGGCGGCCTTCTCCGGCGCGGTGGGCAGCGACCAGTCAGGCTACGCCCTGAACCAGGCCGCCTACCTGGCCGGGCTGGCGTTCAATCCGATCGTCAGCAATGCCGAGGTCGCGCTCGCCGAGCGCACCGGCTTCGAGTCATGGCTGATCGAGAACTGCATCGCCGAGAACGTCTACGCCTGGGGCGAGCAAGCCAGCAAGCCCGGCTCAAAGCTCGGCTCGGGCCAACTCAAAGGCAGCTGGCTCAAGATCGGGCCGGACGACCTCGACGGCGTCCACCGCTACACGGTGCGGCTCAGCCCCAGCACGCCGAGCAACGAGATCATCGAAATCCGGGCCATCGGCGAGAAGATGCAGCTCAAGCTGATCTCCTACGAGGACGCCGTCACCGACGCGGGCGGCAATCCGGACGAGGTCGAGGCGTCGTGGCTGCTGCACGACACCAAGCAACGGCCCGAGATCCAGCAGATGGTGTTCGACCAGATCGCCCAGAAACTGGGCACGCTGCAGGCGCAGAAGATGAACGCGCCCGGCATGCCCAACCTGCAGGAGATGCTCGGCGGCGCACCGGGCGGACCACCCACCGGGGTGCCGGGCACGCCGGGTACACCGCCGTCGGGACCCATGGGCGGCATGCCCGGTAATCCGGTGCCCACGCCGGGCCAGGGCTTGCCCATTGCGCCGCCGCCACCGGGGGCTGGGCCGGCGATGCCGCCCGGTGGGATTCCGGGCGCCGGCGTCGTGCCCAATCCGCCGCCAAACATGCTGCCGATCACGCCGGGTGGACGCTAATGCAGCCCGAGACGCCGTACCCGGCGACGCCCCATCTCGACAACGCGCCGCGCGGCCGCGGATCTCCTTCCTTAATAGATAGGGTTTCGACGGACCTGGCCATCTGGATCGACCAGATCTCGACGAAGATCGCGCTCGGCATGTCCACCGGCGGGCTCGCCCCGGGTGCCGCGCCGCTCAGCGAGACGCAGAAGCTCGAGTACTACCGCGACCAGCTCTTTAACCCGGACGGCTCGCCCAATCTGCAGGGCCGCGCGCAGCAGGTGCAACGGCTCGGGCCGCAGGGCTTCACCATGGTCTACCGCGCGGTCATCAAGGCGTACCCGTACCTGCGGCTGCCCACGCCACCAGGTGTGGCCGGTCCTCAGGCGACGCAGGCCACCCCGGCCGCGGCGCCGTCGCCGGTGCCGATGCCCTTTTTGCCGCGTGGCCAGCAGACCGCGCCGGCGCCGAACATCACGCCGATCACGCCGTATACGGGGCCAGGAGGCTAGGCCATGCCACAGTTCACCGTTCCGCTCGAGGGTGGCGGCAGCATGACCGTCAATGCCTCGTCCCAGCAAGCCGCGCTCGACAACGTCAAGAGCACCGGCAACACGCCCGCGGGTGGGGGTAGCGCCCCGGCTCCGAGCGGAACCGCGACCTCGAGCGGTGGGCAGCAGTTGTACATGACGGTCAACGGACCCAAGACCGTCGACCAGATGAATGCCGAGCTGCGTGCCGCAGGCTGGCCGGGCCCGCCAGCTGGGACCGAGGGCGCCGGCGCGACGTCCAACGCGTACATGCAGACCACGGGCGGCAACGTTGTGCCGATGAGTGGCGGCAGCGTTGGCGATACTGGTGCGGGGACAGCAACAGATCCAACGGGCACGTCCATGAACAAGGACGCGACCCAGATGATCCTGAACGACGCGCAGCAGAAGGCGTATCAGGCGTATCTGAATTCGCGTCTGCAGCTCGACAACGACACGCTCGCGTTCCAGAAGGCGACCGAGGCGTTCAACCAGACGGTTACTCAGGCCGGGCTTACCGGGATGTACCAGGGGTCGCCAACGCAATCCGCGCTGCAATTTGCCGCCACCAACTTCGGTACGTGGGGCATGCCGCAACAGGGGCAGCAGACGTTGGCGGCGCAGCAGCAAGCCTTCAATCAGGCCCAGAACACCGCCCAGTTGACTGGCTGGTACACGCCGCCGTCGTACAGTCCGGTGCCGCCCATCACCAGTCCGGCCACGGGCGGAGCATCCTGGACTGCTCCCACGTCTGCCCAGTACGTACAGGCACGTACGCAGCAGTTGATCCAGCAAGGCTTCGACGCTACGCGCGCTGCCCAGACGGCTCAGGCCGAATGGCAGCAGGGCTACGCCCAGAGCGGCAATGTCGCGTACGGGCTGCCCACTGGGATCAGCTTTACCGCGCCGGCTCAGACAGCCGCATCAGGCACTACGGCACCTGGTCAGGTCGGACAGCCTGGTGGTCAACCGGTGCAGACCCTGGCCGGCAACGAGCAGGCGTACACCCAGTGGCTGCGGGCGCAGCAGCAGAGCCTCGCACAGTGGCAGGCGCAGCAGTCTGCTGCCCAGAACTACCTGCAGATGATGGCCAACCTGCGCGGTCCGGCCGATTGGGCCCAGTACCAGAAGGTCCTCGGCGCCACGCCGCAGGGCATCCAGGACCTGGTGAGAGCCGCCGCCGGGCAGTACATCCCGGGCGGCGGAGCCACCAGCGGTACCCAGCCTACTCCCATCACCCTCGGTGGCTTCGTCGGACAGACCACCGGGCCGGCCGATACGTCGAGCCAGGCCGCGATGAACTCGCTGGTGGCACCCAACCAGATGGCGCCCCAGACGTGGAACGCATTGACTCCGAGTCAACAGCAGATGCTGCTCGGCGCGTGGGAGAACCAGGGCTACACCCAGCAGGACGCGCAGGCACTGTTCAACCAGAGCCTGCCCAAGTACGCCACCGGCGCGCCGTCGGCGGGCAGTTTCCGATTGCAGTGAGCTGACGCATGGGGATGCCGTCACTGCCGGACGTGCCGGAAGACGAGTACACCCGCTACCGCGCCAACCAGTTCCAGCAGGCGAATCAGCAGCGCATCGGCACGTTCAACTTTGGTGCCTCCAACATGCAGCGCATCCAGGGGCTGCAGAGCCTGGTCGAGCATCCGGAGATGCCCACGCCGTCGTTTATTCCGACACCGACACCGACGCTCCCGCAATTGCCGCCGATCCAGATTCCGCAGCCACAGGTGCAGATCCCGCAACCGCGGCTACCCGAGCTGCCGAGTCCGGGCCCCGCCCCGGTGCCGGGACCAGCGCCCTTGCCAGTCCCGGCGCCGAGCCCACTGCCGTCTCCGTCGCCGTATCCCACTGTCGTCACGACCCCGCCGCCCCAGGTCCAGCAAACTCCCTCCCCCCTGCCGGCTCCTGGAGCGGCGGGACAGGCGGTACCGGGGCCTCCACCCGGTCCGCTCTCAGCCGCAGACTTCGGGCCACCACCATCGGCCGACACCGGTTCGACATTCGCGGCGCCACCTCAGGCAGGTGGGGATCTGCGCGCGTACGCCCGCCAAGCAGCGACCAACGCGGGTATCGATCCGGACATCTTCATGGCGCAGATCCAGCAGGAATCGGGCTTCAATCCGGCGGCCAAGTCCGGGGCGGGGGCGATCGGCATCGCCCAGTTCATGCCGAGCACGGCGGCCGGTCTCAATCTGGACCCCACCGACCCGTACGCCGCGCTCGACGCCGCGGCACGCATGGACGCACAGAGCCTGCGGCAGTACGGCGGCGACTGGTCCAAAACGCTGGCGGCCTACAACGCCGGTCCCGGTGCGGTTGCCCAGTACGGTGGCGTGCCGCCGTACCAGGAGACGCAAACCTACGTCAACACGATTCTCGGGAACGCGGGCAGGACCGGACAGGCGACCCAGCCCGGTCCAGTGGGCCAAGCCGCACGGCCCGTGACGACGGCGATGGCCCAGAGCCAGTTCGGCGATCCGGAACTGTCGACGGATGAAGCCTATTCGGCCTGTGGCCCGGCCGCGGCGGTGCGCTTCGCCCAGGCGTACGGACGGAATCCCACCCTCCGAGAAGCTGTGGACCTGGCCAAGAGCGTCGGCTGGACCGCACAGGGCGGTATGGCCGGCATCACCTCCGAGCAGCAGTTGCTGTCCAAGATGGGTGTCGACACCAAACTGGTCGGCCCCAACTGGCAGCAGATTGCCCAGGAAGCCGCCACCGGTAACCCGGTCACCATCAGCACGCCCGGTCACTACTTCTATGCCGACGGCTACAACGCGCAGACCGGCGCGTTTCACGTGGGACGCTCCGGGACCGATCTACGCGGCGGTGCCGAGTGGATGACCCCGTCCCAGATGGAAGGCCGTATGGGCGACCTCCAGGGCGCGCTGTTCGCGAGCAATCCCACCGTTCCGTCGCCGTCGACCGCGGCCGAACCGACCAGTTACCTGGACCAGATCCGCTCCGCGGCGCAGACTGCGCTAGGCAGGCCCTCGACGCCGGCTCCGATCCGTGCGTCGAGCGATCCGACCGTGCAGCGGCTCGATCAAGCGGTGGAGTACGCCTATATTCCGCCCGCGCAACAGGTGCCGCGCACACCGCTCGAGCAGGCTTCGACGCTGCCGGACGTCGCGAAGTCTGACAATCCGCTCGAGGAGCTGGGTAACGTGATCGGTGGCGCCATCCAGCGCGCGATCAGCGGCGTGCTCGGCGGGATGGGTCCGCCAGGGCCACCAGGTGGTCCACCCGGCAACCAGCGACGTGAAGAGGACCAGTCGCAGCAGGACCAGTTCTCACCTGATACGGGTGACCTCGGCACGCAGATCTTCGGTGCGCCGCGACCCTCGGACTACATCGGCCAGATCGCGCGCAACCCGGTGACGGGCGAGCCGATCGATCTCGGTGAATTGACCGGCCTGTACCAGCGGCCTCCCAGCAGCGTGCAGGAAGCGGCCGACCGCGCCCTCAAGGACATCCAGCGACGTGGCGTGCCCTTCCCCGGACCGGGTGGACAACTCGGCATCCTGCAGCCGGGCCGCAGTTTCCGCGAGCTCAACCCGCTGAGCAGAGGACCCGAGGGTTCTGTGCTCGAGGAGATCCTGGCCAATGCACCAAAGATCCTGGGCGGCGTGCATGCGGCCGAGGAGATCAATCCGCTGCGGACCGCCGCCACGGAAGCGCTGGGTGGCCGTGCCGCGGAAGCCGACAGTATTCTGAATCGACTCGCCGGTCAGATCACGGGCACGCTGCCAGCGAATGTAGGCGAGGACCTCGCGCCGCTCGCTGAGGAAGCGTCGCCCACGGTCGCGTCCGCCGCTGCGGACCTGCTCCAGGGACTGGGCAGCGAAGCCGGCTACGCCACACCCCGCTTTGCCACGACGCTCGGCGGGGCGGGCGCGGGTGGGCTTGGTGCCGCGCGGCTGACGGATCCCAACGATCCGAACCGCAATCTCAAGATCGCGCTCGCCACCATCGGTGGTGGTGCGCTCGGGCACACCATCGGCGACATCGCCGAGGCCGACCGTCCACTGCCGGCTGAGGGCCTGGGTCCGATGTTCCCGGATGAGACGTACGCGCGCACGCCGAGAACTGAAGCCGAAGATGGTCTGCTCAGACAACTCCTGAATCGGTACTCGCTCGAGGTCACCGACCGCAACGTCGCCTTGAACCAGTTGCAGGAACAGGTCGCGAAGTCGGTGCCCGGCGGCTTGCGCGGCGACGAGATGGCCGCGCTGCTCAACCGGCTCAGCCCCGGTGGCGCGGCGCACGTCGCGGTGGAGCAGGGACTTGGTGACGCGTTGACCTCAGCCGGCCAGCACTACGACTCGCTCTCCGACGTGGTCCGCGCCAAGGCGATGCTCTCCACTGCCGAGGGCAAGGGTCGGCAGCTCGAGGCGGAGCTGGCCGACCGTCCGATCCCGCGTGCCATCCAGAACCAGGTCGATCAGGCGCAGGCCCTGCTCAAGCAGCGCACCGCCGCGTACGAGGCGCTCATCCGTGCGTCCACCCCGTCGACCGCGATGCCCGGTGCCGGGGCGCCGACGACGGCCGAGATCAACGCGGCGTCGCGTGCAGTCCGGTCTGCCGAAGACATGCTGGCGCGGCGTATGGACAGAGCGGATGTCGCGCGCGAAGCCATCCTCAAAGATGCCGCGGCCAAAGGCCAGGAGGTGGCCTGGACGCGCACGTTCCCCGGCGGCGTGCAGCGTGCGGATGCGCTCAACATCCTCGACCGCATCCAGTCGAGCCTGCCGCCAGAAGTGTGGGACACGCTGCAGAAAGGCAGCGAAGACGTCTTCAACTTCAATCGCGGCACGCGTGACCGGCTGGTCGACTCGCAGATCATGTCGCGCGACCTGGCTGACCAGCTCGATGCAACCTACCCGCAGTGGGCGAAGACGCGCGTGCTGGATTACATGAACAGCAACGAGTCGGGCGGTATGGCGGCTGGTTCGAAACTCGGATTGGCCGACCGCGACCTCCACAACTACACGCTCGAGGGCACTGACCGCGGCGCCGAGGATCCGATCGCGTCGTCGATCGCGTACCGCGACCAGGTCGAGCGCATGGCCCGCAAGAACGAGACGGCGAACTCCGTCGTGCGTCTGGATGCCATGTCGGCCAACCCGCAGTTACGTCGCATCGTCAGTCCAACCGACTACGCGCAACTGGAGAAGACGGGTGCCGACATGGATCGCTACGCCACCCGCGCCGAGCCCGGCGACACCACGCTCAACCTGTTCCGCAACGGCGAGAAGCAACAGTACGTCACCAACAATCCGTACCTGAGCGCGGCTATCGAAAGCGCGCCGACCTCGAACCTGCCCGACTGGGCGCGCAAGAGCGCGGACATCGTGCGCATGGCGGCCACCGCACGCAACCCGGCGTTCCTGGCCGGCAACGCTTTGCTCGACGTGCCTACCTACTACATCCGCACCACGGCCGCTGGCGGGCCAAAGGGCGTGCTCCAGTTACCGCACATCACCGCGAACCTGATCCGCGGTTACGCCGACGCGTTCCAGGGACTCAACCCGTACGTCACCGCGGGTGGCAAGCTGGGTGGTCTGCTGGGTGCGGCGACCAGCGGCGCGACGGCGGGTGCGCTGGTCAAGCCTGACGACCCCAACCGTAACGAGAAGATTGCCCTCGCCGCGCTGGGTGGCGGCGTGGTGGGCGGCATCGCGGGCGACAAGGAAGCCATGACCGGTCGCTTCGAGGGAGCGCTCACCCGTCGATTCCTCGAGAGCGGCGGCGGCATGGCCGGCCAGTTCCGTGCCTTCGAGCCAGAGTCCGCGGCCCAGCGTATCGAGGAGCTGCGTCGCCCGTACGTCTTCAACATCCAGGGTCCTGACGACCTGAAGCGGCTTGCGGCCGGGCTGGTCAAGATGCGCTGGGTCGAGTCGCTCGGCCAGCGGGTGGAGCTCGGTCCACGGCTCGCCGCCATGAAGACTGCTGAGGAGCGTGGCCTGAACCGGGTGCAGTCGACGATCGCCGGGCGCGACGTGACGGTCGACTTCGACCGCGGCGGACGCGCGGTGAAGTTCCTGAACCAGTGGATGCCGTTTCTGAACGCGGCCGTCCAGGGCAGCAGCAACTTCGTGCGCATGATCAAGGAAAACCCGGGCGGCGCGGCAGCCGCACTGGGCGGACTGGTCGTTGCACCCACCATCGCCGCGGAAGCCTGGAACAACGCGGATCCCCAGCGGGCCAAGGACTACGCCGACGTGCCCGACTACATCAAGGATCAGGGCATCGTGCTGATGCTGCCGTTCGACGCCGCCGTCGACAAACAGGGCAACCGTCACCCACAGTACGCCTTCATTAATATGCGTGAGTTTTCGCCGGTGGTGCAGGCCGCGCGCGAAGTCGCGCGCACGGCCGCCGGGCGCGGGCTGAGCCGTGACTGGCGCGAAGTCGCCGGCGCCATGATCGGCTCAGCCTCGCCACTTCAGGCACGTTCGCCCGAGGACCTCGCCCAGCACTTCATCGGCCTGCAACCGGCTGCGACCGCGCTGCAACTCGCGTCGAATCGCGACTTTTACCGTGGCTCGACGATCATGTCGAACCGCTCCGACCAGAACGCGTCGCCATTGGCCCACGCCGCGACGCCGATTCTGCAAGCGGCCATGGATCGGCTGGCGCCCTCGAATAACGCCGTCGTGCGTCCGTCCGCGATCGATTTCGCCATCCGCAACAACTTCGGTGGCCTGGGCGATATGGCGCTCGGCGCCTCGCGGCTGGGCGAGGAGCCACAGGGCCGGGGCGTGAACGAGGCGCCCATCGTCGGCGGACTGGCCGGTCGGTTCGTTCGCGGCACTGGTGGTCAGGAGCTCGAGACGGCGCGCGGCCAATTGCTCACGAATTCAGCACGGCAGGCGCTACGCGACGCGGGCGTCCAGTACGAGCCGACCGCGGTGGGGAGTGCCATCGGCAAGGTGCCGCTGCGCTACGCCGAGGAGGCGCAGTTGCAGCAGTTGACCAATCGCTATACCGACGACGCGATCCAGCGCGCGATGCGTACCAGCATCTGGACCAACGGCAACGCCACGACCAAGGAGCGCCTCATCAAGTACGCCACCGGTCTGGCGCGGCAGCGTGCTCAGACCGAGGTCCTGCGCGGGATTGGCGGCGCGTCGCGGGCCGCGCGCATTCGCAGCGGCAGCTCTGCGAGTTAGGAGAAGGAGCAGCCAATGGTCAGCGTCACGAATCAGCCAGCACCGCAGAGCCCGGGCGGCGCGAATCGCCCCGTTCCGTATGATCCCACCGCGCCGGCCTACACTCCCGGCAACCCTGGCGCCAACATCACTGTCGGCACCCCATCACCCGGACCGGGTCAGCCCGGCTACTACCCGGCGGTCGGCACCAGTACCTACGACGTCTACCGCATCCATGAGCTGATGGTGGACGCCGGTTACGGCAACGGCGACTGGGAGATGGTCGGCCAGCCGGTCCAGGTCATCGGTGAGAAGGCGAACCCGCTCTACGACCCGGCCAATCCCGATCCATCGGTGCTGCCCACGATCCAGACGGCGAGCAACGACTGGATCGTCAACATCCGCAACGCGAAGACCAACGAGATCAAGCAGATCAAGATGTCGAAGCAGTGGCCTACCGCGAGCGGTGGCGTCACGCAGGCGGATCCGGGCGACAACAGTCAGTACCGCTACTCGCCGACGACCATCAGCGATCTGCAGAAGCAGGATCCCAACAAGGTTGGTCACTCCAACCTGATGACGATCGGCTCGACGATCTACGGCACCAACAACGCGACCGGCGCGTTCGAGGCAGTGCCCGGTGCGCCCACGGTGCCCAAGGGCTGGACCGAGATCAAGCAGATCACCGACAAGAACGGCGACCTGGTCTGGTACGGCAACGATCCGGCCGACCAGCAATACAAGCAGATGCCCGGTATGCCCACCATCCCGGCCGCGGCTCAGGGTTGGGGCGACCCGCGCCAGATCGACAACGGTCAGGGCCAGATGGTCTGGTACGGCATCGACCCCGTCGACAAGCAACTCAAGCCGATGCCGAACATGCCGACGGTGGCCAAGCAGACCGGTCCCGGCTCGATCACCCAGGCGGGCACGGTCTACGTCCTGAAACCGGACGGCACCTACGGCCCAGCGCCGGGCGTGCCCGATCCGAATCCACCGGTTGGTACCACGCGCAACACGCTGGACAATAACGGCTATATCGTCCAGGAGGTCTACCGCGGCGGCGGCCAGTGGCAATTCGATCCCACCTTCAAGACCGTCCCGTACACAGACGCGGCCAAAGCCGCGGCCGCCAAACTGGCGGGCACGACCACCCACCAGGCTGGCGAAACCGGGGACAAGCTGCTCAGTGACGGCAAGGTGTATCGCGTCACGTACAAGGGTGGTGGCGACGACAACTACGAGGTCGACACCTCGGTACCCGCGCGGCCGATGGCCGGCACCGTCACGCCTTCGACGATCGCCACCTCGACGGATCAGCCGAACATTGTCCAACGCATGCCCGACGGGACGGTGCAGACCGTTCCGAATCCGAACTATCAGCCAACGGATCCGGCCCAGCGTGTTCAGCAACTGAGCAGTCAGGCTACGGCGAAACTACAGGAGCTGCAGGCCAAGATCAGTCAGACCTACACTCCAGAGCAGGCCCAGAGCGACTTCGACCAGTGGTGGTCGTCCAATATCGACCCGGCCAAGCAGCAGTTGGCCCAGGACCAGCAGCAGAAGCAGCTCGACTACCAACTCAAGGTTGCCGCCGAGCAGCGCGCCGGTGCACAGACGCAGGGAACGAACTACAGCACTGCGCTGCAGGCCGGCCGCGATGCCGTGGACGCGGCCAAAGCCGCCACGGCGAACATGGTCGGTCCGAACTTCGGCAATCTCGTCGGCCAGATGGTCCAAGGCTGGCAGCACCCCGGTGGACCCGGTCCGAGTTCCGCGGACATCGCCTCGGCGGTTACGTACCAGACCCCGAACTATCAGCAGATCAGCCAGAATGCCGTGGCGCAAGCGCTTGCCCACATCTCACCGACGGCGGCGGCGATTGCTGGCGGCCCCGGCAGCACGCCCCAATTCGCGCAGTACTCGGGGCTGGACTACAACCAACTGCTCAATCGCAACGCGCCGCAATATCAGTTCCACGCCAATCCAATTGCCGTCAACACCGGCGCGGCTGTCGCCGCGGGTGGTGGTCAGACGCTGCCAGCCGCTCCGTACACCCAACCAGGCACGCCGCCGTGGCTGGGCAACGTCAATTACGGAGCTGTCGGTTTCCCCGCTCCCTACGTGGCTGCGCCCTATCAGCCCGGCTACTGAATTGACAGTCCTTCTTTAAAGGAAGCAAGATGCAGCCAGAACAACCAGCAGCACCTTCTGAACAAGAGCCAGTCGCGGATGCGCCCTCGAGCGCGGATGCCGGTTCGGAACAGGCTCAGGGCATTTCTACTCCGCCATGGTGGCGCCGCTTATGGCGCGGCCGTGACGACGGGAGTGCCGAAGAGACTGCCGAGGACCCGTCCGCAGCCCAGGAGCCGTCCCGCCTCTCTCTGACACAGGAAGAGCTCGATAGACGCGTTCAGGCTGAGACGGATCGGCGTGAAGCTAAACGCGCCGCGCAAGCGCTGGCAGACCGCAAACGCAAACTGCGCGACGAAGATCCGTGGCAGTACGCCGAAGAGGAGCGTCAGGCAGAAAACGTCGCCACCTCGAACCAGCAGATCGGCGACCTCTTCGGACGTATCGGCAGCGAGCACGACAAGTACACCCTCGATCCGCTGGTGCTGAGCCTGCCACCGTCGGAACGCGAACGCATTCTCAAGCTCGAGGGCGCGGGCATCGGCCTGGACGGTCGCAAACTGATCGTCGACGAGAGCCTGAAAGCCCTCGAAAAGCACTGGAAAGCTGAAGGCGCCAAAGAAGCCGAAAAGCGGCTGCGTTCCAACAGCGCTTTCAGAAAACAAGTCCTCAGCGAGTTCCGTCGAGGCGCAGTCGAGCCCGAGTTCATCGGTAGCGGCAATAGCTCCTCCGGAACCGACCACAACGTGAGCGCCATCCTCCGCGAAGGGATGTCGCGCCACCGCAGCATGTAGGGAAAGGAATCACCGTTGGCGTCCATAGTGACAGCCACAGTTACAAATCTCAGGCGAACAAACTCGAAAAGGTTTCTCGGGAAGTTTGGCAGCGCCTGTTGCCCAGCGATACGAGCGCCCAAGTCTGATGCTCGAGACAGTTACCTCTCCGACACCGAATCGACGGGCGAACTCTCTGCCTGTGGTGCTGCGGTCGGTGTAGATCTCGAGCGCTTGTTCGTCAGTGAGACGACGGAACGAAGCGTGATTCCGCAGGCTGTTTTCCAGCGCGTGCGCGTGCTGGCGGCGCATCGTGGCCCACTCAAGATTTGTCAGACGGTTGTCTGCCTTGTTCCCGTTGAGGTGATTGACAGTGTGGGCCTTCGAGGGCCTTGGACCCAAGAACGCCCTAGCTACGAGGGTATGTACGGAGGGCCATTTCTCTGTACCCAGGCCATGGGACAGACAAACAGCCGGGTAGCCATTTTTCAGCATCGGTTTCAGAAGTCGTTCTGGATTAACGCCGACCCTCCTGCCCGTCTGCGGATGAAGACGGTTTCCACCTTCCCAATCAGGCCGTGGCGCAACTCGCCGTACCTGTCCCAGATCACTAACTTCATAAACGCCTTCCCAGTCCATGACAGGTCGCCAACTCTCAGTCGTCATGGGCGCCATTCTACTGTACATAGGTAGGTGTAGATGCCCTACAACTCAGTTGCCGGAAGAGTCACACCCGGCGTCAGTCCGCTCATTCCCGAGGACGTCCAGCGCGACATCGTCCAATCGGTGGAAGTCAAGAGTGCGGCTATGCAGCTCATGCCGCACGTCACCATGAAACGGGCCCAGCAGCGGATCCCGGTCAATACGCAGTTGCCGATTGCGTACTGGCTGACAGGTGCTTCCCTTGATGCAAGAGATCGAGGAATGAAGCAGACCACCTCCATGGTCTGGGACAACGTCTACCTGAACGCCGAGGAGATGGCGGTCATCATCCCCATCGCCAAGGCATTGCTCGATGACATCGACTACGACTTCTGGTCACAGGTCAAGCCCAAAGTCACCGAAGCCTTCGGCGTCGCACTCGACGACGCGATCTTCTTCGGCACCAATGCGCCGGCTTCGTTCCCGACGGCGATCGTTTCGGCGGCCAACGCGGCGGGCAATCTGGTGGTCGCTGGTGCCGCGACACAGGACTTTCTGGCTGACGTCAATGCGGGCATGGCAGCAGTCGAGGCGGACGGCTTCGACGTGACCGGTTTCTGGGCCCGCCGTCAGGTGAAGAGCAAGCTGCGTGGCCTGCGCGCCACCACCAACCAGTTCATCTACTACGGTGACGACACGCCGCCAACCGCGGCCGCCAACGTCGGCATGCTCTACGGCGAGCCGATCATCTTCTCCAACGCCGGGCTCTCGAGCTTCGCCACGGCACCGACGGGCTACAGCATGATCGGTGGCCAGTGGGACCAGAGCATGCTCGCCATCCGCGAAGACATCAGCATGGAGCTGTTTGACACGGGCGTAGTCACCGACAACGGCTCGCCACCGGTCATCCAGTTCAACCTGATGCAGCAAGATATGGTGGCGCTCCGTGTCATCGCCCGATTTGCCTGGGCCGTGCCGAATCCGGTCAATCGCCAGCAGCCCACGGCCGCGTCTAGGTATCCGTTCTTCGCAGTACAGCAGAAGGCAACTACCGGCGGAGAGGGCTGATGACGCAGCCCCCAGTCCCTGGTCCTACGCCGCCTGAGCCAGACGACGACGACCAGCCAGAGATACCCGAGCCGCCCGAATCAGGAGGCTGAGTCATGGCGAAACTGAGCAGCAAGCAGCGGCAGAACCTGCCGTCGAGCTCGTTCGCATTGCCTGGCCGGGGCGAAGGGCCGAAGGGTAAGGGATCGGGCAGCTACCCGATCCCCGACAAGGCCCACGCTCAGGCCGCCCTGTCCAGGGTGGCCCAGCACGGTACGTCCCAAGAGAAGGCTCAGGTCAGAGCCGCCGTGGGAAAGAAATACCCGTCCATGGGCAAAAGCGGAAAGTCGAGTAAGAACTAGTGGCTGTCCGAAAAACTGTTCGCCGCGCCGCCGGACCAACCGTCGCGTCGCGCACCATGGCCATTCCGAATTACGCACCTGCGCCCGGTGTCGTCACGCGCGACATGGCCGCGCCGCTCACCAGCGTGCCGAGCGGGAAGCCACGCAAGAAGTCGAGCAAGAAGTAATGCCGGGCGGCCGAGCCTACAAACGACCCGTGTCGAAAGCCCAGGCGAAATTCTTCGGGGCCGCGGCCGGAGGTCAGGTGCCCGGCTTCGACCCCAAAGACGCGCAGCAGAAGTTGAAGGGTGTGAGCGAGGGCAAACTGCCCGCCCGCAAGTCGAAGGGAGGCAAAAAGTAAGCCATGCCCGAAGTCCGAGCGCTGGTCCCGCTCACCGACAAGGACGGCAAGGAGATTGTCCCCGACCAGGTGGTGGACGTGGACGCCGAGCAGGCCGCCGAGTGGCGCGCCGCCGGCAAGGTCACACTCATCACCACCGAGCAAGCCAACGCGGAAGCCGCCAGAGTAGGTAATTACGGCGACGTCGTCGGCCGACAAGATCTGGGCCAGGTAGCGCCGCCGGGTCCGCAGTCTGACGAGCCGCCACCGAGCAGGAAAGGCAAACGCTAATGTCCAGAGTCAGGTTCTTGGCCGCGGCCTATGACCCACGCCCGGGCAAGGAAGGTACCGTCTACGGACCCGGCCACGAAACAGACTTCGATTCGACTGATTACGAATACGTGATCGCGTTACGCGCGCGCGGCCTCGTTGAAATCACCGACACCACCGGATTGCCGGATCCCGCGCCGCCCGGACTCTAGTGACGGTCACGCTAGCGCAGATCGAGCAGGCAGTGGCTCGGCGTGTCGGGCCGTACTGGCGCTACTTCACCGATCGCCAGATCCCCAATACAGCGCAGTTCACGTACGCCAATTTCCCCGAGCTGCGCTCGAGCGTCGACACGGACCTGGTCACCAATCTGTGGCTGTTGCGCCGCGGCGAGTGCTGGGACGGAAGCACCGTGGACTTCGACGTCGTCGAACGCCAGCGCGTGGTGTCGATCTACGACGTCGAACAGGGTCGCGTGTTCCCCGACCGGCCGTGGGGCACCATCCCCGACCCCGGCGAGTGGTGCGAGTTCCACCATCTCAA